TTATTCTTTATGATAAGAAGCAAAACATCCCTGTAATCACAAAAGATGGTGTAACCATCGCAAAGTTTGTGGAACTTGAAGATCCGTTTGAGAACGTTGGTGTTCAAATTCTAAAGCAAGCAGCAGAACAATCTGCGAACAAAGCTGGTGATGGCACCACAACCACCACTGTCCTAACACGAGGAATCATCAACAAGGCTCAGAAGTATCTGACCTCTGGTGTTTCTCCTATCGAACTTAAACGTGGTATGGATAAAGCATGTGAAATTATCTGCGAGAAACTTGCAGAACATGCGAGACCTATTCAAACAGAAGAGGATATTTTTCATATCGCAACTATCTCTGCTAACAACGATAAGTCTATTGGAACGTTGATCTCCAAGGCTATTGATGCAGCAGGTAAAGATGGAACAGTTCTTGTTGAAGAGGCTCGCTCTGTTAATACATCACTTGATCTCATCGAAGGATTTCGTTTCGATAGTGGCTACATTTCGCCCACATTTATCACGAACGAACGCGCTGGTACTGTTGACTACGATAGTCCTCTGCTGCTCGTTACAGATGAAAAAGTTGAGACAATAGAGCAAATTTTACCTACTCTAGAGCTAGCTGCGAGAGAGTCTCGTCCTCTGATCATTGTTGCTGGTGAAATGGAAGGCCAAGCACTTGCTGCTGTGATTGCAAATGCTGTCCGTGGTACAATGAAGGTTGCTGCTGTCAAGGCTCCGAGATACGGAGAAGAAAGACGTAACATCCTCAAAGACCTTTGTGCTTCTGTTGGTGCGACTTTCGTTACAAGAGAGAATGGATTGACTTTGAAAGAAGTTAAACTTACACACTTCGGTCAATCAAAAAGAATAACAGTATCAAAAGCTTGGACAACAATCGTAGGAGGTAAAGGTGACGAAGAAGAGATTGAGAAACGTATTGAGGCTGTTAAAGCTCTCATCGCTGAAGAAGAGGATCTTAAGATCTGTGAGCGTCATCAAGAGCGAATCACTAGATTGGCATCCGGAGTGGCCGTTATAAAGGTCGGAGCTGCAACTGAAGTTGAAATGATTGAGAAGAAGCATCGCATTGATGATGCTTTGGAAGCTGTTCGTTCAGCACAGGAAGAAGGTATCGTTCCCGGTGGTGGTATCTCATTGCTTAAGTCTGTATCTGATATTGAGATTCAAACTGATAATGAAGAACAAGCCCTTGGAGCCAAGATTGTTATTGAAGCAGTTGAAGAACCTATTCGTCAAATGTCAAAGAACTCTGGTATGTCACCTGACCTTGTTATTCAACAAGTTCGTGAGACAACAACTTTCAATCATGGTATGAATTTTTTAACCGGAGACATAGTTAATCTACTAGACTCAGGGGTTATTGATCCTGTTAAAGTTACAAAGTGTGCACTTCAAAATGCAGTCTCTGTATCGTCAACTATTATCACAACTAGCCATGCGATTGTGAACCCCTGAAACTAATTACTAGTGGAGGAATTTACTATGACTAACAGTGACATAACACATTTGACCCAAGCTATTATGGAGCTGAAGGGTCAGATTGAAAGAATGTCTGAGCGCCAAGAAGAAATGGTTGAAGACGTTAAGAAAATTAAAGAGGCAGTATATAATCCCGACTCTGGATTGTATGCTCGCCTTAGAGAATTGGAGCAGTGGAAAGAATCACAAGCAAAGATTCAATGGGTGATTATTACATCAATAATTGGATTGGTTGTTGCAACTGCATACAAAATGATACTTTCTGCTTGACAAACTCTCTAAAACATGTTATACTATATACATACTTGGAGGTAATATGAGAGTAAGAATAAGTTATACGGTAGATTTAGAAGATGTACCGTTGGAATGCGCACGGATGCTTCATGATTCTATAGAGCAAATTGAAGAATTGCGTGAAGAAATCAGTGAACTAGTTAAACAACTTGATGATGGTAAAACACAAGCTTGGCTAGCCAAAGATAAAATTGATAGATGCAGAGAAAAGCTAGCAAAACTTGATTCTATCCTAGCAGATAATGATATGATCATACAAGGATATTTTTCTGCAAAAGAACCGGAGGTAGAAGATGTTAGCGAAGGGTGATTTAGTAAGAGTTCCTGCTAACAGTTGTTTAACGCAAACCCAGTCGGAACTTCATTTGATTGATAAATACACATATCTTCAAAAGCCAACGCTTGGAATTTTTATTAAGTATGTTGGCAGACAGGCATTGTTGTTTATCAACGAGAACTACTGGAGAGTAGACACAAAAGATGTTAGATATGTAGGAGCAGCGTAATGAGCACATTAGTAGAATTAATTGAGATTAAGAAAGATACAAAAGGAAATTACATATTGAATACCATCTATGTAAATCCAAATCAAATTGTCTTTATGCAAGAAAACCGACAGATTAAACAACAACTGCAAGAAGGAAAGATAGGTCTTGGACTGAATCAGAACTTCACACAGTTTACAGACATCAGAATGAACTTTTCTTCTTATGTTTCCAATGTTACAGTTGTTGGAGATCCTGGTTTGATTGAGACAAAAATACAAAAACAAAGTTTTAAACAATTACTTAGAGATTAACGGAGGAACAATGAAAAAATATAAAGTTTATGGAAGGGCTAGTTGCCCTTTTTGTGTCAAGGTTGTTAACAAACTCCTCAGAGGAGGTAAGACTTTCTATGTTGAGTTGCATGATAGTAACCCAGAAAAACTAGAAGAGATAAAGAAAAGGTTTAATCACCCAACAGTACCTGTTGTTACGATAATAGACGACACAGAAATCCTTATCGGTGGTTGTGATGATACAATCGATTATCTTAAAAAGGAGAAGTCCGATGATACTAGTGAGACACAAACAACAAAAATTCTTTGAGATTCTAGGGTTTGGTATGGTGTTAGAAGACCATGGATATAAAGTTTTGGTAAGGTGGATTAATCCAAAGTCTCACAAACACAATCAACATGTAATGTCAAAGAATGCACTTCTCTTTCTTGATCCAAACGAGAAAGACTGCATTAAAGAACCGGAGATAAAATGGAAAAATTAGATGATTTTACAACAATGAAACCATGGGGCCACGAGATTCGTTTCGCTGTTAATGATAAGTATCTTGGAAAGATCCTCTACATTAAAAAAGGATGTAGACTTTCAAGACAGTACCATGAACATAAAGACGAGACAATTTTCGTTCAACATGGCACACTGGTACTAGAGCTAGGTGATCCCTCTGTGAAGAGTTTTGAGCGAAAAACTCTTGGATATGGTGAAAGATTTCGTATACTTCCGGGTGTGATCCATCGTTTCTGTGCTCCTGATGACGCACCTGTTACACTTATCGAAGTCTCAACGCCTGAAATCGATGATGTTGTGAGGCTTGAAGACGATTATAAAAGAGCATAGTTGTCTCCTTTGCTTGCCCTTCCCTCTATTTACTATAGGGGGGAGGGTTTTTTATTATGTTATTGAATTTAATTTTGGCTTGCACTTTAGGGTACAACCATGATGATGAGGGGACTTCATTGTCTTTTGAACAAACAGCGGCTGCTCATTATTTTTATTATGACAAGCCAATTGAATCCTCTGTTAGAATTAGATGCTTCAATGGAGAAGAAGAAACTGGTCATGCTTCTGGAAACTATTTTAAGTTGGGACAAAACCGGTTTGTAATAACAGCTGCTCATGTTGTAGTCGATGGCGGAACTTTCTATATTGAAGATTACAAAGATAAAGTTGAACTTGAAGTTATTTGGATTGATGTTGGTACTGATATCGCATTCGCGGTCCCAAAGAAAAAACTAAAAAGCGCAAAAGCCGTTAACTACAGAACCAATAAAGAGTTAAATATAATAGGAAAAACCATGGTGTATGCTGGCTATCCTGCTGATCTTAATAAATCGATATTTCATGGAACAGTTTCAACAGAAGATAGGTATTCTTTCATGATGCAATCGTTTGCATTACCGGGAGCATCCGGCTCTGTTGTTTTTGATAACAAAGGTTTGGTTGTTGGTGTGTTAAGCGCTATCAAAGTTGGATATCATGGATTAGGTCCGTGGCCACAAGTGCACGGCTCTCTCGTCTTTGTTAACAGATTGAATTTTTATGACAAATATATGATAGAGGAGTTACTGGTGAAGTGGAAAAGCTCAAGGTAGGTACTCTAATCGAAGACATGGGGAAGCTCGGAATCATCGCTAAGGTTATAACTAGCGGTACCCTTAAAACGGATAATGAAATCATCAAGTGGAGAAACAACTACGAGATATTTTATTCAGATGGAACGATAGCTATACTCGGAGAAACAACTCTTCATAGATTAATAGCAAGAGGAGATATAAAGATATTATGATCTTCTACCCTGCTACTACCCTACTACCCCCCTCCCCCCTTCACTACTCTACTGGTGGGGGCCTACCCCCCTCCCACGGGGGTGTCCATGTATGAATGTAGAGGATGTAATTTTGCCAACTAATAAGAACGACTTAACTAAACTGTATGTTCATATCAATCAAAAAATTAATGAAATATGGAAAGAATATGTTATCCATACAAATCTAAAATACGTACCTGAAACGACTAAGATATTTGCTATCATATTTTGTGAGATGGATTTCTATGAATCTTTATTAGCCAGAATAAGAGTCCATCTAGATGAAGATGATATGATGGAAATGAGGAGACACGATGCTATTTGGGACTGGTGAGCTCGTTTGGTTTGAAGATCTCAATGGAAAAACATATCTTTCTGTTGTACTCGCTGATGGTGTCTGTGGCTATGGTGGAGACACGAGAATAATTTACGTTATTTACTCAATCGCTAATCGATCCACTTGGCTGGCCTATGAGTCTGAGCTGACTCTGGCCGAAAACTTTACATAACTTTTTTCAGTTTTATCTAACTTACATAAAATATAACAAGTTTGTTAAAATGTGTCAAGCTTTTTATGTAACTTTCTTAAAATATTTCGCTTTGCAAGAAGTGTGCCAAAAATGATTTACATAACTCAGAACACAAAACCTACAATAAATAGTCTGTAAACTCACTTTTCTGCTGTTGCAATAATCGTGCCAAAAAATATTTACATAACTTTGTGTCATTTTTATGTAAGTTGGATAAAATATAACAAGTTTGTTAAAATGACCTTGCAATAATCGTGCCAAAAATGATTTACATAACTCAGACATCGAAAACAGCTCTCCAAGCCTCCAAAAGCCGTTTTACTCAACTTTGTTAAGAAGTTACATAAAAATATAACAAACTTCACATATTTTAACAAACTTCATAAACTTTTTTAACAAACGGACAAAAAATGACCTTTACAACATCGACCAACATGTTATATTATATAGGTAATCACGAAACATGGAGACATTATGAAAATAGGTGATCTTGTAAAGAACATCCACAACAACAAAGTTGGGGTAATCATGGGATTTGTAAAGACACATAGGTGTGTCGGCACAATGTATGGTGTGTTCATAGATAAAAATATAGTAGCACTACACGAAACAGACTTGGAGGTATTATGATAAAGGTAGGTGATCTTGTGCGATTGTTAAGCACACGTTATGGCGAACTATTCGTAGTAACAGAACTTGGTGATGAATGGGCGCACCTTTATTCCTTAAACAAGCAAGAACCTTTTTGGGAAAAGATAGAACTATTGGAGGTATTATGAAAACAGGTTACATTGTGCGAGATATAAATAAAGATAGAACAGGACTGCTCGTAGAAATAGTATCATCAGATACAGGTAGAGGTACGATGGGATACATTGTCCTTGTAGATAATAAACGAATATATGTGCCGATAGGCTTCTTGGAGGTGATTTATGGTGGGTAGACTTGTGCGTCATAAACGTGATGGAACAATAGGAATAGTAATGCGTAGGGAAATAACACGCAAGGGCAACTTCCGTTACTGGGTGTTTATGGATGGTGCGATGCGATCATGGCTTTCCCAAGTTTTTTCATGTTGGTTGGAGGTGATAGATGAATAAAGGTGACTTGGTACGAATAAGACACAACGAACATCATGGGTTATACATTATTATGGAGACACTGTATCCATATAGAGATAGTGCGTTCGTAAAGCTATATTCATTGAAATACGATAGCATATGCTTTGATTTAGCTCGTTCATTGGAGGTGGTAGATGCAGAAAGGTGATTTGGTTATCTTGGAATACAAAGGTGTAGACCTTGAAGAGAAACATGGCTTGAAGATTGGGGTTGTGATACAAGGATTGTCTCAAATGTCCAATGTTCTTTGGGGCAACGGAGAACAACGATGGTGCTTGAATGAACATTTACAGATGGTCAAAAAATGTCCTTGACTTTTTCAAGCCAACAGAATACATTAGAAACATCAACATCCAACAACGGAGACAACATGATTGGAAGATTAGTAAAACGAAAAAGCAAAGGCGCTCATATTCGCTTTGGAGTAGGTGTAGTTTTGGATTACAAATCCGTAGGCAGATTTTATCCTAGCACCGAACTGAAAGTGCATTGGTCAAAAACAGACCAACGGATTTGGTGGGATATTGAACTAGTGGAGTTTTTAGATGAAAATAGGTGATTTAGCAAGACATATATATGATGGTAGAATATACATCGTAATGACAAAAGAGTTTCTCGGATACCATGATGTGGCTGATGCACATGGGAGACAATGGAGGGTGTGGAAAGAACACTTGGAGGTAATATGCAAGTAGGAACATTAGTAAAGATCAAAGGAACAGAAAATACAGCGTACTTAAACAAACTAGCGATTGTCATGACCAACGGAACATGGAGTGTAGACGTTTACATTATCAGCTCAAATAGTGGTTGGTGGCCTCGTATTGCCAAGGATAAACTGGAGGTGATAGCATGAAAGTAGGTGATTTAAGAGTATTCAAACCATGTACTTTCTATGCGAACAACATGTTTGTTGTTACACATGTAGATGATATGGACTGCTCAATAAAGATAAGAATAATAAAGACCGGAGAAGTGGAGTGTTGGGATCGAATAATACTTCTACATGATAGTAAATCCGTATCGGACAAAAAATGTCCTTGACAAAATAGACACAACACAATAAGATAATAATATGTTCACAACGAACAACCAACAACATTTCACCGGAGACAAGATGAATATAGAAAAGACAAAAGAGATCCTATTAGGAAGATACAACAAGCTCACAGAAAAAGAAAAAGAATGGATGTCGGAAAACAATAGAGCATGGTATAACAGATACCTATTTGATTATGAGTACCAAAAAGAAGAATACTCCAACTCACAATGGGAAGCTATGTGGCTATGGTCATCCTTTGGCCAAGACTATCTTCGCAACAAGTCTTTGGCAAAGAAGTTTTTATCTTCAGAGAAGAAGATGAACCACGTCATGGATATGATGGAAGATCGCAAAACTTGGTATTCAACAAGACTAGAAATAATACAAAACCTCCATGCAAATGGTAGACTTACACAAAACATTATGGCTTTTTTCATAAGCCAAATGAGAAAACATAACTTTAATGTCTTTGAGAGTTATGTGAATGATCCTATCTTTGACACTGGATCAATCGTACAGTTCCGTTCCAACGTTGGTGTGGATGCTATGGTAGTTGAGAGCAGATGGGGCAGCAATAAACAACATCTTCAATACTATGGTGCTACGAATAGCGAACTCAAAGCCATTAAGAACAAAACCATGATGGTTTTAGGTGAGAGTCCTCCTTTGGGAGCGAAATGTTATGCAAATGTTTATTCCTACAAAGACAGACAAGGTGGCTCACGCTTGTATCGTGTTTTGCCTGTCGGAGACACAAAAGTCTATATTGTTGTAGAGAAGTTCCTTAAAAAATGTAGAACAAAGGCAGTGAAAGATGCAAGAAAGTAATATAAGAGTTGGAATGTTGTTTCGTTTTAACAAACGTCTATCCATCCATGATGATGTTGACGGACATATAGGTGTTGTGTTAGGACGATGCAATCACCACCAATGGAAAGTCCAAGTATCCCATAAGACTTTGTGGGTTACTCCTTGGCACATGGAGATAGTATGAAGATGGGTGATTTAGTGATAAGAGTCAGTGAAGAACTGGAAGATACTCCTATGATTTACATGGGTAAAGGGTTGTGGTATGGGTGGATACGTGTGTATTGTCCGAAAGACCATAAGGTGATACAAGTTAGAAAAACATATGTGCAAAAGGTGGACATAAAATGTCCTTGACTATTTCGGTCAATCAGTTATATTATATAGGCAATCAACAACAGGAGGTGAGCGATGGCTTACATCAAACCAAAAATGAACGTATTCTTTGCCAATGGTGGCAAGGCAATAACGGCTGTCATAGACAAGATTGCATTTCGCAAGTACATGACCAAACCATACAAAGATCCAAAGACTGGTGAAACCAAGCGTAGACAAAAGTCCATGCCTTTCGCAGTGTGTCGTGTGATTATTTCATTTGATCCATCGGTGAATGTGAATGAAACATTCCTTATCGCTGGTTATCAGCTTGAAAACGTAGTTATCAAGAATGAGAAGATGCTCACGTTCAAGAGTGACTACGTAGCTGAATATGCAAAAGACTATGGTAACGAATGGGTTAGGAGAATAATCAATGAAGATAGGTAGTTTAGTTAAGATAAAGAAGTCGGGAGATCCAAAACTCGTAGGAACATTTGGTCTTGTAGTGAGGCTTATTGGTGGCGAACATGGTTTTATTTTGATACATAGACTTGTAGATAGTCGTAAGGATAGCTACCACCATACAAAACTGGAGTTAATAGTATGAAGATAGGTGATTTAGTGAAAATACTGAGTGTGTTTTCAAAAGAAGATGAAAAATACATCGGAACCGTAGGAGTACTCAGATGCAGACCAATGGGGTTAGATAACACTTGGGGTGTTTTTGTAGGAAGTAGAACTTTGTTTTTAGCAGATGAAAGATTGGAGTTATTATGAAAGTAGGTGATTTAGTAAAGGTATCCAACAAAGGGTTTGCTGCGATAGGATGTGTCACAAAGGTGTGCGACACAGGATACTACGTTGTACGTTATTTTGCTCAACTTGGAAAGCATACCGATCCAAGAAGTAAAGGTGGATTATGGTCAAGCCCATACATAACATTGTTAAAGGAGGTGGAAGATGAAAAAGATACTGGCAAGACATAGAGACAAAGAGACGTTTGAAAAGATTGGTTTTGGGATTATCACCGAGGATCTTGACGAGACAAAGTGTAAAGTCTATTGGCTGAGAAGTAAGTACGAAACCATACAACTGAAAGACTACATGTTCTTGCTTGACGAACAAAGTGAAAACGGTTACATTGAATAGATACAACAGGAGATAATATGAAAATAGGTGATTTAGTAAAGTATTCCGATAAAATAGGCGTAGTTATGGATATAATAGATGAAGATACCATCCATGTTCTTTGGCCTTATGAAAGGGATGGATATGTAGAAGAGACAGGAATGTGTTTGGTTGAATACGTGGACAGTCTTTTTTAAGAGGACACTTTCTGTCCTTGACTATTTTGACCAACAGGTTATATTATAAACATCAACAATAGGAGACAACATGATAAATCGTAAAGATAAATGTTATTATGTGAGTAGCGATCAGCTACATGAAAGCAAACCAATGAAGTTTAATGAGGCTATTTTGTTGGCCGACAGTCTTGAAAAAGATGGTCACACAAGAGTTTTTGTTTACAAGGGGCAGTTAGCGATATGAAGATAAAAGTAGGAAGTTTAGTGCAGATACAACACTTTGCCAAGTACAGTGGAAAGATTGGGATTGTTATATACGTTTGTAGACGACCGGGGTTTGTCGATAGTTACGCAGTGAAGATCCCAAACACCACATACGAGTTAGGTGTGGCGAGAGAGCAACTTAAGGTGTTAGCATGAAAGTAGGTGATTTGGTTAAACACATGGGGCATGGTCGCATTGGTGTTATCCTTAGGGATCTAGTTCCCAATGCTAGGGTTAAAAGGTATCTTGTTCATTGGGGCGACTATCAGTCATCACAAGTAGTATGGGCTTTGGAGGTGATAAATGAAGATAGGTGATTTAGCAGAACATTATTCCGAACCACGTTGTTGGGGTGTTATTGTAGGGATGGACGCTCATGAGTATGAGGTGTTTTGGATGGATGGAGATCGCACATGGATCTCAAAACGATCAATGGTCAAGAAAAGAGGTGTTAAATGAAAGTAGGTGATTTAGTGCATAGTGAATGGGGCAAGCTAGGGATCTTGATGTGGCCTATTGAGGGTGGCCATAAATGGATGGTTCATTGGCAAAACGGCAACCAATACGACATGGAGTGCTGTTATTTACATGTGGTCAAAAAATGTCCTTGACTTTCTGAGACAACAGGTTATATTATTAGAGTAAACACAAACAATGGAGACAACATGAAACTAGGCTATGCATGTATCAACAAAGGACTATCCGAACAGTCCATCAAAAATCGTATCACAACCAATCGCACATTTCGCAAGGCTACCTTTGAGGAGAAAGGTTTGCCCCATGCGTCTGCAATCTTCTTGCAGAACAGTAAAGACTTGCTCAAAATCCTACAATGGAACGAGCAACACAACATCAAGTTCTTCCGTCTGTCCTCGCAGATTGTATCGTGGGCTACGGAGTATCAACTCACTGACTTGCCGGACTACGATCAGATTGAAGAGGTTCTCTTTGAGTGTGGTCTGTTCATTGAGGAGCATGGTATGCGTGTCACATCACATCCCGATCACTTCGTCAAACTTGCGTCACCCAACGAGGATGTTGTTCGCAACTCTATTCGTGACTTGGAGATACATGGCGAAATCTTTGATTTGTTGTGCCTACCTCGTACCCACTATGCCAAACTCAACATTCATGTTGGTGCGTCCTATGGTGACAAGCCCAAAGCTATTGACAACTTTTGTCGCAACGTGGACAGACTATCAGATGCAGTGCGTTCTCGTTTGACCGTAGAGAATGATGATCGTGCCTCCCTCTACTCTACCCTAGACCTACTGGAAGTCTACAAGCGTGTTGGCACACCCATCGTGCA